TAGTAGTCTTTGACTTCTAACTTCATTTTTCATAAGACTTTCTGTACCACGTGCTTTGACTTCTAGGTCTCCACGTGCTTCAGGGTCAAAATCAAATTGCATATTAAAAGCAAATAATGCCTCTCCCAAAGGTTGTAGTAGATAATCGTCTAAATTTTTAACAACGCTCTTTATTGATAACTGAGCTGCACCCATCAGCATGCTGATACCAGCGGCTGTTCTTCCTGTCCCTGCTACACCTGTCTGTCCATGTGAATAAGACGGAATACCTGTAGCATCATCTGCTAAGACACGCGCCTTATCAAACATCATCATATTCTCTTGACTGACATTAGGGTATTTAGTTCCGAACAGAGCTTGACCGGGTGCTCCACCTTGTCTTCTAAATACTTTGCCGGGATATACCTGTAAGTCTTGCCCCGGAACTAAATTAGTTTCATCTATTTCAAACACTAGATTGCCTGACAATACAGCATTATCAACAGCCATTCTCATAAAGCCATTCATTAATGTTTGAGAGTCTGTCATATTTTCTGCAAGTCCTACACCAAAGAAAGAGTATGGATTAGTTTCATATGGTGTTGCAAAATAAGGTATTCGTTTTGGAGTAAACGGATTTACAACCATTCTCAATATAGTATTATTACAAACCCATATGTTAACTTGTAGAGTATCAACATCTTTTAATTCAGCAGGAATATCTAGCCCTGCTTCTTCTGCAAGGCTTTTATCTATATTACCCCAAAACTCTAGTATTTCAAATCTGTCAACATCATACTGCGTTTCGTTATCTCTAAGGTCTGTTTCCCACCATTTACGTGTATAATTGTATCCCATTTCAATGCATTCATCTATTGCATCTCTGTCAAAATAAGGTCGTCTTTTTAAATTTCTCAACTCAGAGTGGCTCATTTTATGTCTTTGAATAGCATACTCTACTTCAGCCATGTTATTTGCATCATAGTCAGGGTAAAAATTCCATATAGATACAGATTCTACTTTAGGAACTGTTTTACTTTCCGGACTATAGTTACCTTCTTCGTCCCAGTTTGCTAATTCTTTATCAAAAGCAAATGGTCCTTTTAGTATGCCTGTGCCAAATAATGCCATTTCAAATGCTACATTACGTAAATGCTTAGAAGCACTAGACTCTTCTAATTGGTCTAGTATCTTTTTCTCCATTCTTTTAGCGGCTTTCTGTGCAGGAAAAAAAGTTTGAGCAGTTGGAGTTTTACCTACGCCCATATTTATTTTATTTTCAATAGGACTTAGTGTTTCTTGAAATGCTCCTAAGTTTTTTTCTTTGTCTAATGTTTCTTTAGTTGCGCCCGGAGCTAAATCTTTGCCGTCCCCCGGAAACCCATAAACATTTTCTAATTCTTCCATAGCGTTTTCTGGGTCTTTAGGGTCAAAGTGAACGGCTTCAGTAACTCCATCAGGTATCCTTGTCGGGTCTACTCCTAGCGGAAATCTTTGTCCTGCAAATAGTACATCAATAATTTGTCCATATGCTGCAAGAACTTTTGTCTTAGTTATCTTAATAAATACTTTTGACCTTTCAGTTTCAGTAAACTGCATGTCAGTGCTGTATAATCCTCTATACTGCCTATAAGCATTTAGCCATCTTTCTTCGTCGTATCGTCTTGAGTCCTCAGCAGATTCAAATTTATATTTTACATAAGCTGCTAGTTCTTCTTTTGGAGACTTTGGTGCGAACACCATTGCTTCAATATTTTCTTCTTCATCTGCCATAATTAATATCCAAATATGTTATCTGCAGGTTGCCATCTCTGCATTGTCTTTTCAGGGTTATAGTCAAATATTGACTGCGACCTTGGTCTTGACATTACGCCATAGCGTAGGCAATCGTATAAGTGGTCTTCTGCCTTTGTATCAACATCTTCACTGTTACTTTTATCAAGTGGTAATGTTGGTAGTTGTGCAATTAAATTTGTGCACGTATTAAAAATTACTATTCCTGCTTCATCAGTATCTTCATCAATTTGCAAGCGTCTATGTATTTCATTCTTACCTGCAACACGAGAACCTTTACTTCTGTCAGAAGGTCTCCATCGACACCCTGTAGCAATCATTTGTTCTGCCAATGATGGTCCGGTATCTCCTCGTTTATGCCAACAAGAGCTATCCAATACACCATAGCTAATTTGCCCATCATCTACTTCTTTTTCCAAGACAGTATACGCCAAATCTTTTGCAGTATACTTTGACACGTAGAGCTCACGGTATATAACCAACTGCTCATTTGTTGGATTAACAGCAAACCAGAGAACTGCGCTGTACGAAGAATAACCGTAATCGCATGCACGAAACCTCCTCCAACTTGTTGGAATTGTATAGCTATCCACCACGTGGTACTTCCTATTAAACTCAGCAAACGCTGCACCTTCTGCAACATCCCAACTCCCTTCTAATAATTGTCTACGTTGTGTCTCTGGGAGAGACAGCAACATGGCTTCATAATCCCCTGCGTTATACAAGTATGGATTATCGAGTAGTTTTGCCGGTATGAACCTTCTTCTAAAAAGGGGCATTCCCGACTTGGTATGGGCTTTTGGATATCTAAGCGTTTCGCCTGTAGTAATATCTGTTGCCCAAAATGCTTTATTTGGTACGCAAGGGTCAATAAACATTTTTTTAACCCAACTGTGCCCCGGACCTCCGGGGTTTGTTGTTCCTCGCATGTATACGGGGAGCGAGGAGTCTGCAGTTCTAAGACGCGAGCGTAAATAATCCCAAGCATATGGTGTCGGATACTGTGTTAATTCATCAAAACCTATATACGTGAATGCCTGACCTTGATAACGTAAAACATCTTTTTCCTGTTCTAGGTATGTCATCCATACACGTGCCCCCGAAGGGAATGTCCATTGGCTTTTTCGTTCTTGCCATTTAGCGCCCGGAAAAGCTCTAGGGTATATCTCTTGAGATTTATGTATAATCTCTCTTAGTTCATCATTTGTCCTTCTAAGTATAAGAGCATTTGTTGCACCATTACCACAATATCTTAAAGGGTCAATAATTAAACTATATGTTTTTCCTCCACCAGCTGCTCCTCCATATAATACTTCTCTTTCAGGGGCAGCTAAAAATTCTGTTTGCGGACCGGGATTAGGTTTAAATAGTACTTCCTGTTCCGGCTGTTCCATTGCTGAAGTTGTATCTGGTTTAAATAATACTTCTTCAGGTTTTTTGTTATCTTTAGTTAAGTCATGTAACTGTCGTTGCGTGTGTCGCAACTTCATTTTAGCAGACCGTACTTTGCGTCCTTTAGTGCTTTTAACCTTAGACGTTGACTTGAGCTTCGTCCTCGGTGGAATAGCGTTTTTGTTGACCATGCCTTCTTCTGTCAGCTTTATCTTTTTTCATACGTTTCCACAATCCCATTGAACTTATCTTACGTCCTGTGTAATCCGTTAGCCATCTAGCTACTTCTGTATAAGATGACTGCTTTAAATATTTTTCTGCCTGCTCTAAAGCTTCAAGTTGTTCTTCAATAGGTTCTAAGATGTACTTATTATCTTCAGACTGTCTGTATCCCCAAGGAACAGTTGGTCCTTTTAAACTACTGTAACGACTCATCTTCTTCTTTCTTTGCAGGTAAAACAAACAGACCTACAGGTTTATTTGTTTCTACATTTATCTTTTCTACCTTAGAAAGCCCTACTCTGTCAAGTATTTGTTGTGAGGCAAGTAATTTTTCTCTAGTGCCAATCTCTGTTGGGTCATCTAAAACTCCTACCATAGACATTACAGCTTTAGGGGCATGAGCTGCCATTTCTAATTCTGCACGTTCAATTATTTCTTGTCGTATTGATTGTATAATATGATGGGGATTGGTGTTTTCTGAATAACCTGCAAGTCTCATAGCCTTTGCATAATTACCTTTTGCTTCGCCAAATAACTCGTTTAAAAATTTTTGTTGTAGCTCTGTTAATTCTTTACGCACGTTTATTTTTCTTTCTTGCTGTTTTTGTTCTTGCAAAAGAACGATTTTTGCTTTTTGATTTTACAGACAACTTTTTATTGTTCATTGGGTTGCCTGTGGTATGATGTACATCTTTGCCATCACCCTTAGTAACCACACCACGTTTAGACATTATAGCTCTAGCTTTATTACGTGATGCCCTTCGCTTTTTTTGCGTAGGACTTTTATGATATCTATCGTACTCTTTTCTATAATTACGTCTAGTCATTTCTTTTTTCGTACTTGTTTACGCTTGCGTCCAGTGGGTGAAACGGACCATTTAATACTGGTAGGTTTTCCTCCGGGATTTCCTGCTTTTCGTTTCTTAGCGACGGCTGCAGATTTTTGTCCTTTTGACATTTTGTTCGCAACTGCTTTCGGACGACACGCTGGATACTTTCTCTTTGATTTGCTAGCCGATTTACGCCCACAGGGTTTTCCTGTTGCTACGTCTCGCCAATCTTCTTTGAACCATTTTCTGAGTCCACCTTTGTAAGCCATATGTTATCACTTTCTAAATTGGTCTTTTATACTTTTAATTACACTTTTTAAATCAAAAGGTTTTTCATTTGGTCTATAAGGACATTTGTATTCTCTAGGACACTCTCCTGCATCATACGGTAAATATTCTCTATACTGTGTATGATTTGCTCCTACAAAAACACATACCCTTTGTTCATTAACTAAAATTTGACTTGCCAAACGACAAGTTGTTTTAATTTTATCTTCGCCTCTAGCTTCTTGTATCCCTATCAAAAGATACAATACAACTGCCATTGCTAACAAACTTAAATAGAAAGACTTATTATCCATAACATCCAACCAAGTCCACTACATCCGATTAACGCTGCTATACCAATAATAGTATAATCTCGTATTTGTCTTTTTCTTTCAGCAGCTTGGTAAATCATTTCTTGACGTTGTCGTCTAATTCTACCTTCTTCACGGACTAAATCGTCCCAAGCTTGTAATCCATAATGTCCTATTAAAAAATTTTTTAGCTCTTCTCTTTGTTTCTGTAGTTTCTTTCTACTAGAGAAACTTTGCATTGCAATTTCTTCAATAGAACCATTAAATAGTTTGTCAATAGTTGATGGATTATTTGCATTTTTGTGTATGTTATCAACATCACTAACTGCATTCATCCATTTGCCAAGTTCACCACTTAAATCTTCAATTTCACGACCCAACGTAATGGCTTTTTTTATGCCGTTATATGCGGCTGTTGCTCCTGAGACAGCAGCAGATAATGTAATTGGGTCAAGCATATTTATTTTTTATCTTTAGGTAAACAAACTGCAACTATTTCATGTTTTGTCTTGCCTCCGTTGCTAGGGACAAGAGGTTGGTTATTCATCCTTTCTGCATAATATTTACAATCGTTTATATTTGCGAAGGTTTGGGTTTTATTTTGAACAGCTGTGCCAATGTATACATATAGCACAAACTCAATCATGACGAGCGCCAGCCGCCACCCATTGCTTTATATCGTTTGGAAGCGTAAGCATTGGCGTAAGCTGAAGGGTATACCTTAAACTTACGCTTAGCTTCAGCTTTTGCTTTTGACCATAAAGCTGGTTTAGTAGGTTTTGGCTTAGACGAAGATTTCTTCTTCTTAGCTGCCATTACACTTTAACCAATTTGTAGCCTTTAGACTTAGCCATGCTTCTGATTTGAGCAAGAGTCATTGACTTCTTTGCTCCACCACGTGACATGCCTTTCGACTTCATGCCGCCTCTAGCCATTCCTTTAGATTTCATTCTTGCTCCGCCTCTAGCATAGCCTTTGGATTTCATTCCACCTCTTGCCATACCTTTAGCTTTTTTCTTTTTCATCGCCATACTATTTCTCCTTAGCGTATAGATTATTAAATACTCTAGCAGTATCCTCAACATAGTTGGGGTCTTGCTTTGAGTGATGAGTCCATTGACTCGGTACAAAATCAGGTGGACCTTCACCTGTTACAAACCATGCTGGGTTTGTCACCCTTACACGATTATTCGGTAATGCAACTATATTACCTGTCCATTTTCCTGCATCCATCAATTCTAACACATGACTTTGTTTGTGTTGTGCAGGGTCATCAGCTACTTCGCTATCCGTATAATCAATCGTAAAATGATACTTTGCCGGATAAAACTGATTATCTATTTTTGCCTGCCAAGGACAAGGCGTTGCTCTATTCAGTACAAAAACCGAGTGATGGTGCGATTGACAATCCCAAGGCTGAGCCAAATATGTAGGCAAAGGTTCTGCCCATTCATCATAAGGCGTATCTCCTACAAGGGCAGTTAGTGGCATTCTTGCCCACATTGCACCCCCGTGTATATTTTCATCTTCGTCGCAACCTGTAAACAATATCTGAAAACTTAATGTCTTCATTGGTAAGGTTGTTACTGCTATAGCCATACCATGTAAAAACTCGCCATGGTATCGGTCAAAATTGGTCGTATATTCTCTACGAACCCATACCTTAAAATAAGGTATATTACTTGTTATATAGTTCATTTATTTCTTCTTACGTTTAGTTATCCGTTTTTGTTGTTCAATAAATGCTCTATAAATGCGAGCTGCACCAGCTTTGCCAGCAACTCTCGCTCTTTGTTCCATTGCAATAGCAGCCTGCGTTTTATGAGCATGACTCCTATTTGACCTTTTAATTTTAGCCACTGATGCTTTGGCGTCAGCTGCTGTAGTAAATTTTAATCCCCTAATTGTACCCTTAGGGTTTTCGTCAGTATACAGGTCACTATGTTTCTTTGACCTTGCGGGCTGCCCCTTTTTTCTTGGTATTCTAGCAGCCACTACTTATTCTTTTGGGCTGCCATAGATTTTTCAATAGCTTTCTGTCTTACTTTTTCATAGCCTGACATTTTGCCGTCTTTATCTAAATCTCCAAGCATAGCACCTTTTT